CATCGGATCCCCCAGGGTTGGCTAATTAACTCCAAGCTGCGCATACCGTTCATGGACTCAAAAGGCATGGTTGATAACGCCACCGGTGTACCTTTCCCCTTTACCGTTGGACCTTTGGCGCGTATCACGCCTAAGTCTCGGCGGCGTAAGTTGATAAAGTTAACTGATACACCAAAGTGCAGGGCAATTTCGCGATCACTCATGATGTTCGCGTTGGTCTTAATGAAGCGATCTACTTCAAAACCAAATTCCATAGAGAATTTATTGCTCATGAGTCACCCCCTTGTTTTCGGCTTTGTTCTGGTTAATTTCTAGTAACTTAGTCACATCACGGATCTGGTTTTGGTTTTGTGCCTGGGCGATGAGTTTGGATATGGCCATCGCCGCTGTGGCGTATTGTTGATCGAACGTGCGGGTTGACGTGCTCATGCGGCACCGCCTGCTGTTTCAGCTAATTCAGCATGTATTTGTGCTACTGCAGTTTGTATTGCTTTGGGTATCGGCCGAGGGCGTGGCACGTTAACGGATCCATTAGTGAATGCTTCTACCTGCTGATTAGTCAGGTTTTGCATGTCCATTACTGTGTAGTGCCCAATGGATTCGGTACCGTAGATTTCGAAGGTGCCCAGCTTGGCATCGCGGATAACTTTTAATGGCTCCACTCCAGTGCCGGTGTTGATATCGGCCTTGGCTTTATCCAGGGCGATATCCAGCTGGCGGTTAACTACCTTCAGCTTTTTATTGTTTCTACGCAGGTCATCGACCGCTTCTTTTAATGCGGTTTTATCATCGAGCAAGCGCTTAATGCGGGATTTGGAGCGATCAGGTTCGAGTGCATTTAAGCGTTTTATTTCCTGATTCGCCGTGTATAAATCCTTACTGAGTTTTTCGGAGTGAGCGCACTGGTTCTTGTATTTAAATAACACCTTCACCGCTGTGGACTTCCAACTATCACAGGTGCTTTGAATGTGCTCTATTATTTTTGCAGTGTTTGACTTGTGCTTATTAAGTTCGTCTATCTCCGCTACCAGATCACTCGCCAGCTGGCTGCGCAGGTGGTCTTTTTCGTCGTCATTGAGCACCGATAAATCAGCACCAAAGATGGCAACCACACCGGTTAGTTGTTTGCGGTTAACCTCATGCTTGAATGCTTCAATTAAATCCTCCGTAGGCTCACTTTTAAACAAAATCACATCATCATTCGCTAACGCGAGTGCTGTGAACACTTGCTCACGATCGCTAGCGATTTGGCGCTGTAAATCAACAATGGTGTTTTCGCGCAGGGCGATCTCGAACATTTCTAGCCGGCGCGCTATTTCAGCATTAGTAATGGGTAGCTGCACTTTCGCGTTGCTCATAGTGATTTTAGTTGATGCGTTCATGCCGCTGCTCCCTTGATTACGGTGTTCTGTGCGTTGCGCTTTTTGATGGCCTCGGCCAGTTTTTCGCGTTTCTGGACGGGTAAGCTTGCCCACATCAGCATTGCGATGTGGTTGCCCAGTTGTGTAGCATGGTTCGCGTTGTTCATAGGTTTTCTCCGATTACCTGTGTTTAACAGCGGCGCGGGCTCCGCCAAGATCCCCGCGCTGCACCTTTATGCGCTGTGGCGCAATGCTTCGTTGATTAGAAAATCGTCCACGATGATCTCAACAGCGCCGATCACCTGGTTCATTTCTACAGGGTTAAAGCCAGCCTGCGCTTTAAGCCCTCCCATGATCGAATACAACAGAGCCGTGTGCGCCTCATGATCGATCGTTTTCATTTTTGTGCTGATGTTGTTCAAGCGATCCTTCACGTGAGCTTTCAGCGTTTCATGCGCGATGTTATCCATCGTCGGTTCTCCTGTTGTTAATTCGATTAATTCTTTTCAAACACCCAGCAACGTACCGAGGCCGTTTTCTTGCTGTCGCCTTTGAGCACACGGCTGTTCACTACTTTGTTCGATTCCACAAACTTGCGGCTGCGGCTGGTGCGTAGGTATTTTTTAAGTTCGCTGCTTTCGGGGCACTTCAAGCGGAAGTCACCGGCAAAGCGCTCGAACTCTTTTAAGTTGATGGCGATGAGCGGGCTGTCGTCGCCCATGTGATTAATGCTGTTATTGCCGATTGCACTTTCGATGTAATCGAAGGCCTCCCAAAACTCGACCACAACTTTGTGATCGGAGTTGATGGCCGTTTGTCGTTCGATGGCCATTTGCACCACAAATTGGCGCGCGGGTGCGATGATTGATTCGGGGAAGACCTGCAAGCCCTTGTCGCCAAGGCATTCTAAGAGCGCTAATAATTGGCTGTGGTTTTTAGCGATACGCATGGTGCGTATTTGCTCAATTTTAAGCAGTTCTTTCTCGTAATGTGTTACCTGAAAATCGAACAATTCCATCAGTGTCTTTTCAGCTTTTAACGCCTTCAACATAAAACCTGATAAGTGTTCTACGGGGTGCTGGGCCAACCAATCGGCGCTGATTTTTGCCTGTGGTGTATGGTGCGCTGTGGTCAGTGTTGTGTGGGTAATTCGTTGGATGATCGCCTCGCTGGCATCCACTTCGCTGTTTTGCGAGATAAACAATGCGCCACGTACCGGCGGCTCGTAGGTATCGTTACCCGCATTTTTTACACCGCGTGATCGCATAGGGCGGCCGTTAAAAACCGGCTTTAGTTCGTCCCAGTCAAACTGGCGTTGCTTGGCGTTGGCGTTGCCTTCGCGGTCGCCTTCGATCAGTAGAATGGGCAGGTTAGAGACTTGAACAAAGTACCGGCCCATCGCCGCTACCGTCATTTTATTCGGGTCTTGACCTTCCCATTGGTCACGACCTGCGAGTTTCCATAAAAACTCGATTAAGGTGGATTTACCCGCGCCTGGCTCGCCGACTAATTCAAAAAAGGGAAACGATTGGTGCTTGCGGCGGATCTGCTCAACAAAAAATGAGCCTAGCCACCAAGCGGTTGTTACCACGCCGATGGTGCCGAATGCGGTGGTTAGGTGGCGGCTCCATGCATCGTGGTATTCGTCCATGCGGTCGTTAATGGTTAGCTCAGGGCTGTGGCTAAGTGATTTAATATTGAGTTTGCCAAACTCGAAATAGTCTTGGTCGTTAACGCGCTTAATTTGACCTTCTTTGACTGCGATATCGTTAAAAATCCATGCTTTGTGTTCTTGGCTGTAGCCGATGTAATCAATGGTGTCTACGGTTTTAAGGCCGTGCATCATGTCTTGCATTAAACTATCGAGTTGCTTTGGGCTGCCTGTATACCATGCGTTTTTTGCTACCGATAACAGTCGGTTTTTAAACTCGTTGGCGCTGGTGAGTTGCTTAGCGGTGAATGGGTGCTTGTAGTGGTGGCCATCCGGCATATCGATGTGCATGTAGTACCAACTTTCGTCGGTTACGTTGTTTTGTTGAAAATACAACGGTGTGGGTACTGCGCTGCAGATGCAGTTAATGGTGCCGGCGTTGCGCAGGCACTGCTCGCGTAAGTCTTTGGGCATCATTTCCACACCGTCCATGTCGTGGCTTTTTAGTTCGCGGTCGTAGGCTTCCATATCTAACTTGAACCACCACACGCGGCTGCGGTAGGTAAACCAAAACTCGCGCCGGCTGTTGTGGTGGTACATGAGCAATGCTTTATCGCCGGGGCTTTCGGCTAACACTAGATCGCCGTAATAGAGATATTCCTCAACGTCTTTATCGCCTAGTTTGTCCAGCTGGTGTAAATCGTTCCAATCGTGATCGATGGTGGGCTGTGCTGCGCCGCAGATCCACCCCTCCTGTGTTGCACGTTGTGCAAATTTAATAGCCGCGTTGCGTCCGGCTTTGTCACTATCTTGTGCCCAAATGATGCGCGGTCGTTTAGCTGTTCCGCAGGCTTTGGCCAAGTTGCTTAAAAACTCGCTGGGATAGTTACTGCTGCTGATATTGCTGACAGCAATTATGCCGTGGTGCATTAACGCGATTGCATCGAAAATACCTTCGGTAATCCATATTGAGTTGGCTTCGGTCAGTGCCGCCCAATCTAAAATAGGGGCTTGCCACACTAAGCCTTTGTATTCGCCTACACAGCGGGCTTTTTGCTTACCAAAGCGCTGGGGTTTGTCCAGCACGCGCTCCCAATAACCGTTTTTCATGGGGAAGCGCACGGTGGTGCTGCCGATGTTGAGTTCGGCGTGTTGGAACCACTCCTGTGTATACCAGCCGCGTACACGGCTTAAATCAAAGTAGCGACCAGCGCTTAAATAGGCATCGGCCACGGCCGTGGGGTTTTGGGTGCGCTCGGCTTCGGTTTTAGGTTGGAAACGCTCGGTCCATGTCTCAAAAAATTCGGGGAACAATTCTTTAACGTGGTGGATATCGCCGCAATTATTAGAGCGGCCACACTTAACGACCCAGGGTGTGGCCAGTGATGTAAATGCCTCGCGCTGATGGCAGCTAGGGCATTCTATTTTACTGATGTATTTTTTCTCGATTTTACCGTTATAGCCAGCGCCAGTTAGAGCGGTGACTACATCGTTACGGATTGAATCATGCATGGGGTAACTCATGTGCGGCTTTCCTTACTGCAAACCTATGTATCTAGTACAAATTGGCGCTTAATCGATAAAAGTGATGAAGTTTATGGTCTGGCTAAGCGCCAATGTGGCGGCAGTTAGTTACCTAGATCAACGGTAATTGGTTCTTGTCTTTACCCAGCAAATTGATATCGGGCATGGGTTCGCCTAGTGCGTTGCAGAGGTTGCGAAGGCGGTAAGTTAAGAGTTGAAATGCGAACGCATCCGTTGTTTTGCTGAGTTTGCCAAGGAGGTTAACCATGGCATTCGTGCCTTTTATCTGATCACTCTCTTTTGTAATCCCAAAGTGGCCTTGTTTACGTAAAGCAGGTAATACTTCTTCAAACACCCAGTCAGCAAACTTAATAGCTTCTGGCTTACGTGAGCTAAAAATGGCCTTATAAACAGCAGGCTCTGAGATATAAATGACCTCTGCTACACCACTTTGACCCTGAAGATATAAGGGTCTAATCCACTTTTCTTGATAGCTTTTAAGGCTACCTGAGCGTTGGCTCCACGTAATACCTAACGATTCGAATACATCCTTAGCGCAAAACCAAATATCACCTTTGTCATCGGTTGCCGTTCTTACTTCGCTTTCTTCAAAGAGAAAAGGGTTTGAATGCGGGTTTATATTGTTCATAGCAGCGGTCCTTTATTTAAATTGTGTGTTGAGATATCTAACTATTTTTATACCGTTATCTTTATTATCTTTTGACTATTCACCCTGTGGTTGATTGGGATAGCACCTCATCAATGTCCATTTGCTTATTGTTTTCGCGTTCGATCGCTTGCATACGTATGGCGTGGTCTGCCATGGGTAACTGAATGCTGCGGTTAGGGCACGCGCTGGGGCTCATTTCGTGGGTGATTTCTAAGCCTCCGCGAAATGTGGCGCCGCAGTTAACATTGGTGCACTGCAGGTACATCGAACGTAATAACGGGTGTTGTTCTACGCTGTTGCGTACACGGATACCGTGGCTGCAGTGCGGACATTTGAGTTTGTAAACGCTTCCGCTCATATCGCTCCCTTATCCTTCAAACTGACGTGCAGTGTGATCAAATGAGTTAATGCGCTGGTGCAGTTCCATTAATCGTTTATCTATCACCGCGCGTTCGTCTGGTGTTACCACGCCGTCTTCCAGTGCTTTATGGAATTGATCAATGAGGCACAAGGTTCCGTCCATCAAACTGGTACTGGTTTTAAGTACATCCATATCGCTGGGAGCAGGCTTTAAGCTGCTGGGTTCTACCCAGACCACATCCGCTTCGGAACAGATGCTGTCTAAAATGCGGCTGTCGCGGGTGGTGTTTAAGATGAGCATGGCTTCGCGTTCTTGTAGTTGGTGCGTGGTCACTTTGGCATCTAATTTTTTACGCAATACATCCAAGCTAATCCCAAGCATGACGGCCATTACTGGCAAACCTCCGGTGTAATCGCGGCACGCCATTTTGTAAGCGGTTAGCGTGTCGTGTATGCCGCCGTTATCGATGAGCTTTGTCATGTCCTGAATTACCTCGAGTTGGACGTCGTGTTAGGCGCTGGCTTGGTTTAGGGTAGTTTCGTAGGCATTACGTGCCGCTAGGGCTTCTTTAATGAGTACGCGCCCCATGGTTGAATCATTGCGGTCCTCTTCACGGCCTAGCTGTTTAATTAACTGCAATTCGGCTTCTGGGATGCGCACGCCCAAAGTTTTCATGGTGTCTGTTTTCTTGCTCATGGGTTAAAATCCTTTGTAATGGTTAACATTTAATAATGATTGCACTCGTATGAGTGCATGTCAATGGTTTTGTATTCGTATGAGTGATTTTGGTGAAAGATTAAAGATTGAACGTATCCGTTTGGGTTATAGCCAAGAGGATATGGGGGCCATTGGTGGTGTTGCGAGGAATGCACAATCTAACTATGAAAGCGGCAAGCGCTTGCCTGATGCCAAATACTTAATATCTATTGCTGATGTAGGTGTTGATCTTCGGTTTGTTTTGCAAGGTATCCATACGAGTGCGCTATTAAGTAATTACCTCACCGTCGACGAAGCGAAACTAATCGAAGCCTATCGCAAGACTGAACCCGCTAGCCGTACCACGGTATTGCAGGTATGTGATGCCGTATCAGCAAAGTACGAAGTGGAATATGTAACAGGTACCAAAAAGAATTTTTCGAGTGAGGATGATCATCAACTATGCCAACGTTTACGCATAGAACGTGAGCGCTTAGGGTTAACACCAGAGCAATTAGTAAGCGATGAGCGATTACAAATGGAACTAGATGATTACCTCGATGCTGAAGAAGATCGTCTAAACCCCTTGAGTGAATGGCAAGGTATAACATTTGCCGCACTAGCGAGTTTGGGTATGGATATACGTTATATATTAATAGGTGAGCGTTCTTTAATTATGCCTAGTGATATGGATATCGATTAGTTTATTAAATTGTAATGTTAATAGCTGGGTTAATATTGCCTAGAATATAAGGATATATTGTGAAGACTGAGACTAGAAAAAAAACAATTCATTATAAAAATGCGGTTTTTACAAATTCTGAAATAAGCCTTCAGGATTTATTAGAGGTTTTAGTTGATAAAGACGAGGCTGTATTCAATGTAGGCGGACGAGTAGAAAATATAGACGCAGATAATACGAGCAAAAGATTTATTAATCATCATAAAAACTTTAGTGGTATGTTTTTTGGGCAATTGATATTTCTAGAGCATGGGAAAAGCCAAGAATTAATAGAAGTAGATGCAGAAGCGCAATTTTGTAATATAAAAAGCTTACTCCCTTCAAGTATTAAGTATGCTAATGAGACCTCGGAAGAGGCTGAGGCAAAACGACGTGAGTTCATTAATTCTTTTCTATATTTCGGCGTTTTTGGTAACCACCTTGTTGTTTTGCAGTCTGCGGCGTTACGTACACGTGAACTGGAAACACATTTAAATTGGTTGCTTGGCACAAAGACCAGTAAAATCCCTAATAAGTCTGCTCTAGTTTTACAAGGTAAACCAACTCTAGAGACTATTAAAAAAGTTGAAAAAACGCCTGTTAAAAAAATAAAAATAGGTTCGCCTATCGATACTGTAGACTCAGTTGATGAAAAGATAGAGAACAAATCATTAATATTGAAAGATAGTTACCAAACCAAAACTGTAAAATATAAACCTACAGGTATGGGTATGGATGTAGTAAAAGCAATACTAGGTGATAATGTATTCAATAAGTTAAGTTTTGATGACTCGCTAGATGAGGCTAATCTAAAGGTTAATCTAGAAATAACATACAGTCGAAAGACATCAAGCCAAGGCCAAAAAGTTTTAGATGATATAGCTACCTCGATGCGTCACATTGATGACGCTGATGTTAAAATAGACTTAGTGGGTGGCGGCACCATACATGGAAAAGATTTGAAACTATCTGGTGATATCAGCGTTAAAATGATTAAAGGTAAAGTCGATGAAAATGATCTTTACCACCAGATGCATGCTTGGCTAGTTTCAAAAATAGATGATAAAGAAATTGAGCTAGAAGATGATCCCGAATAATTCTAAAGATGCACAACTAGGTTGGACAGGTATAGGGTTTTTAGGAATCCTAGCGAGCTGCTTAGTTGGTGGAATAATTGGTAGATCTATTGGTTCTAGTTTACAAACAGTTAATAGTTTGCCATGGATTTTGGTCACGATACAATTAGCTGTTATACCTTTTACACTAATAGTTAGATCTAAAGTAGGCGAAGTAAGAGAGATAGAGGGGCTATCTGCTACTGAAGAGAGAAGGCTGGAGAGAATAGTTCGTGAAAAAATACATCAATTCGATACAGCTATAATATCATTTCTTATCATGGCTATTATATCTGTCACAGCTTTATTAATAGGAAGTAGTGACGAATCTTTAATTAGAATAGCGTTTTCAGTCGTTTTTTCTTTTGCATTTATATGTATTTTTTCATTTTGGTTAATACTTAAAGAATCATCAGAAATTGATGTTTTTAAATCCGATATGTTGAAACGAAGGGCAAGAAAAAAGAAGGCAAAGGCTGCTATTAATAGTTTAAAAAAAAAGAAGATTGAATTAGCTTAGATATTTAGTTCTCACACCAATCTCTTTTATCGCCATAACGGGAATAAAAACGCTGGCTTTCAATCATCTTGATGAATGGCTTTTTATCGATGTACACATCGGCAATCACGCGGAAGTACATACCCCTGCGGATGTTCTTTAGCTCCACTACTTTAGCAGATCTTAGCTTACTGACCAGAAACTGCTTAGCTTCCCTGGCTAATTTTTTCTCATAGCTACATTTCCCACGCATCTCAGGTGTATCTAGCTCGTTGATACGAATGGTTATGCTTTTACCTACTATGGCTGGCCACTGGTCTATGTCAACTTTGAAAGAGTCACCATCAATAACAGTACCAACATTGGAAACGGTAATATTGCCATAGTCTTGCACTGCATAGACTGGCGATAAAAATAATATAGTGAATAGGGAAAGTACTGTTTTTTTTCTGCTATGTTTCATTTTCTTCTTTAATAATTAATTCGGCAATTATTTGATTTATGCTTTTTTTATTAGGCTGATCAAGCAAGCTTTCTTCTAAACTTATACTGTGATCAGGAAAGCAAAAACTTCTTAAATTTAAGTCTTGTTGAATATAAGATTTGGCAAAATTCATTATATCTGAAGGCATTGTGCTAAAATCAATATCCGTCCATGGGCTTTCTTCAGTTAAATATATTTTCCATTTTTTTGGCATGGCTATATTTTTTGTAGAAATAATATTCAATCGAGAAGCGCAATAAATCAAAGTTCCTATAAATTGAACCAGCAATGTTCTATATCTTTCATCATCTTTATTGTATAGCTCAACTAGTTTGTAGTTTATTCCGACCAGCCTAGCTGTGTTTGCATTGATGTATTCATAGTATAAGTTAGAGTCAAATATATAATCTAACTCGTCTTCAATTTCTACTGTGTGGGTTTTTTCTTCTATAGTCCTCTTTTTAAATATAAATGGCTTTATTTCAATAATCGAGACCCCATCTCCTAATGATGTTTCTTCATGGACGCAGTTTGGGTCTATATAGTTCGATACTATTTCTACATTATGAGGGGTGTTATTAGGAAAGAGCTTTTTGTAAAACAAAGGTTTGTTTTGTACTTTAATGTTTTTAAAGTCATTTTCTATCTCAGTTATAACTTTATAAAACTCGGCCCTATGATCTATAAAGTTTTTAAATTTATTCTGGTCTAAGGCCAACTTTATTTGACTTTTTGTTTGTTCGCTTCTATGAATTATCGCTATGAAACCTGCTATAGCTAAACCGGATGATGCTATCTTGAACGGTAGTTCTAAATAATATGAAAAGTTTTTTATGCAATCTAGGGATGAGCATATTACATATAGATCGTTACTAATTATTATTGTCAATAAAGAAAATATTGTAGCAAAAATGGTTACGATAATTGTTAATTTAAAAGATTTTAATTCGGTAATTGATTCATTCAGATGCTCATCGTTATATTTTCTTTTCACTATACACGACCTCCATTCGTCTGAGGCCTATCATGTTACGTTTGCACTTCCATTTCAACCCGCGTTGTAAACCCTGTATCTCCCATCATGTGCACCACACGGCTGGTGATCCAATTGATGGCTTTAATCTCTTGCTTGAATGAGCCTTGCAGTACCACGGGGGTTTCTGGGTATAGCGTGGCGATACCGTGGGCGAGTGTATAGGTTAGCTGATGTTCGCCTTGCTGCACTTTTTGCCATTCGGCTTTGGCGGCGGTTTCGGCTTCGGCTTTTGTGGCATAGGTGTGGCGCAGTACTTTTAAATTACCTACCGCGCCAACCACTATCTTATGCAGGGTGGCGTTCTTTTTTTCGTTCCATTGTGTTTGTACGCCGGTGTAGTCATGTTCGCGATCGCGGCGGCTATAGTGGTGCTGGTCGCCTTGGTTACGTTGTAAATAAACCGGCGCTATGTCTATACCGCTCGCGGTGGTACCGGATCCTTTGGGCGTAAACAGTAAACGACCAGCTTTTATGGTGCTAACGGCATTGTGCCGGCTGCCTAAGCGTGCGAGTAGGTTTAAATCGCTTTCGTTGGTTTGGTCTAGGTGTTCAATTGTGTAGGTGGCTAGATTGCTGTTAATCACGGGTGCTAGGCCGTTGCGCTTGGCAATGGTGGTGAGGATGTCGCCTAGTGTGAGGGCGTGCCAGCTTTGTTCGCGTTTCTCTTTGATGGTGCTTTTGTAGTCGGCAGAGCGTGCGCGAATGGTGAGTGTGTCGGGTGTGCCGCTATGCTCGATCTCATCTACTGTAAATAGCCCTTTATTGACTAAATCCCCTGTGTAACCCATCCAGAGTTCGATGCTGGCGGCGGCCGCTGGCAGTGTGAGCAGTCCGTCGCTGTCGTCGAGTGTTATATCTAGCTGGTCGGCTTTGTCACTGCGCTCGTCGGTTAGAGTGAGGTTGATTAGGCGTTTTTGTATTTGGCCGCTGACGTTAACGCCATTAATTAGAATGGTATACGCGGGGGTTTTTGTGCTCATAGCAGTAGGGTGCTTGCGTCGGTTATAAGGCCCACTTGGTCGATGCGGTTGTCGTCTACACGGCTCAGTGTCAGGTTAAACGTAATACGGCGGGGCGTACCATCCGGCCAGAATAAGGTTTTGGTTTCGGTGAGGTTGTGGATTTCCCACAGCCCAAATACTGCACCGGTCCCGGAGATTAGAATATAAGGGGCCCCTTGGTCGCCCATGTAGCGCAGGGTATCGATGCTGGCGGCATCGCCGGTTAGCTCGGGTGCTACCCAGCCGCTCACGGTGATGGTGTCGGTACCTTGGCCAATGAACTGGCTGGCGGGGCGCTCGCCCACTCGGCTATTACTGGCATAGCGCCAATCAGTAGCGCGCTGCAGTTCCTGGTACGCGACTGTATTGATACTGAATACAAACTGGCCTAAACACAGCTGCATGGATTAATCCTCGTCTGATAGGTTGCTACGGCGGCTGGCCGCGTGTTGGTGTTGGAGCTTGGCAAGTTCGGTAGCTACTAGGCGCGCCAATGCTTGTTCGTCCATGCCAGTGGCGGCGTGCACATGGATAGCGCCAACGCTAATGCTGCTGCCAGCTGTTTGTGCGGCACGGGCTTGCAATGGTGGGCGGTTATCAAACGCGGAAGCACCCATGCTCATGGAGCCGATCGCTAGCCCAGCACCGACGTTTTTAACGCGCTGGCTCATGTTCATTAACGGGCGCAGCGTATTACGATTGTTGCCTAAGCCTTTTTCCAGCCCTGCCATGACATCGGATCCGTGGTTAATGAACACACGCGAGGGTGAGCGGATACCGAGCTTGTCTTTAAACCAATCGCTGGCGCTGCTGGCCACGCCGGTGATGCTCGACTTTAGATCGCCCAGTTTGTTTTTTATGCCATCGATTAAGCCGTTAATGAGCATGCTGCCAAACTCGGTAAATTTGCCGGGTAACTCGATGCCCAGTGAGTCGAGTGCGTGTTGAATGGATTGATACAAGATGCCCAGTGGTGACCAGTTAAGCAGCAGCGCTAGGATGTCCAGCAAACCGCCATCGAACGCAGTTTTAATCTCGGCCCAGAGGTTTTTAAAAAAGGCTTTTACCGGCTCCCAATTTTTATAGATGATGAACGCGGCCGTGGCGATGCCGGTAATGGTTAGGCCGATGGGGTTAGTTATAAGAAATAGGCTAAGCGCGCGTAATGCGGTAAGTACTGCGGGCAGTGCTTTTTTTGCTAGTGGGAGTAATGCGGTTATTCGTAAAGTGGTGAATAATTTTAAGAGTGTACCCAAGCCCATCATGACGCCAGCCGCGGCTAACCCAACACTACTAAGCACAGCCACCACGGCGGCTAATACGCCAGCCCATTTAATAATACCGGCTGTCAGCTCTGGGTTTGCTTGTGTCCATTGGCCAATAGTGCGCACCAGTGCGGTCGCGTCTTGAATGAGTTGTCGAATAGGCCCGTCTTTGGTTTCTTCTAAGCCGATGAGTACATCCGACCATGCGGAACGGAAGGCTTTTAAATCGCCCCGTGCATTGTCTGACATAATGCTAGCGGTAGCGGCGGCTTCGCCTTTAGCCGCTTTAATAATGTTTAAAAACTTGGTGAGCTCGCCCTGTTTAGCTTGGTTGACTAATACGGACAACGCTCCGAAGGCTTCATCGCCTGCAATATCTTTAAACAGCCCAGCTTTTTGTGCATCTCCCAGCCCTTGGGTAGCATTGGATAACTGCTTGATAATGCCGATCATCGGTAGCAGGTTACCGTTGGCATCCAGTGTTTGAATATTAAGCTCAGTGAGTGCAGCTAATGCGTCTTTGGGTGGTGCCGCGATACGACCATATATAGCTCTCAGTGCAGTTCCGGCCATGCTGCCTTGTATACCGGCATCGCCTAGTTTACCCGCCAATGCGGATACTTCGTTTATGCTACCGCCCAGCTCGCTGGCGATAGGGGCGACATAACCCATGGTTTCACCCAGCATTTGCAGTGTGGTATTGGAGCGGGTGAAAGTGGCGGTTAGTGTATCGCCCACCATGCCCATTTGGTTAGCGTTGAGTTTAAAACCGGTGAGTATGTTGGAGCTTATATCAGCCGCTTCGCCTAGCTCGGTCCCTGCCGATTTAGCCAGGGACAACATACCCGGCATAGCGTCTAAAATAGACTGCGGCGTAAAACCGGCCATCGCTAGATAACTTTGCCCGCTAGCGGCCTCGCTGGCAGTAAACGAGGTAGCGGCACCCAATGTCCGTGCTTGTACCCTCAGGGCTACCATACGCTCGTTTTCTTTATTTAAGCGCGTGAGTGCTTGCACTTGGCTCATGGCTGCGTCGAAGTCGAACCCTTCATTAACTAAACCGGCCACGCCACCGGCGGCGCGTTGGCCAGCGTAGAGTCCGACGGCGCTTTTAGCAGCTAATACTGCACCACGCGATTGCAATTGGCTGTAGCGTTTTTGTGCGGTCGCGAGTTTGTTTAGCCGTGCGTGTTGATGTTCGATAGCTGCATTGGTTTGTTTGATGCGTGTATTGAGCTGCTGCTGATGATTATCTAATGAGCCGGTACTTATCCCCGCATTTTTTAACGCCGCTTTTAATGTAATGAGTTTTTGGCGGTTAAGTTCGTGAGTCTTAGCGAGCTTGTCGGCCACGGTTGTAGCGGCTTTAAACCGTTTGGTCATTGCTGCTGTTGGTACGCCGTTAGCGGATATTTCGTCAGTGAGGCTCTCGACTTTGCGTCGTGCGTATGACAACTGGTCGGCAGTTTCTTTAGTAGCTGAAGATACTTTCTCAAAACTGCTGATGTCACGCTGTTGGCGCTGCAATTGCCGCAAGGCATCGCGGCTGGCTTTGAGCTGCTTGGCGGTTTTGCTGCTGTCTAGGCCAATCTTTTTAAGCGGGGCGCTAGCTTTGTTGAGTGTTTCTAAAACTAGCTGGAGCTTTAAACTGTTGTTCATCTGCTTTAGTCCTCAGATGCGCTGTACCGAACCCGCGCCCGCTCGCGCCATTGCATTAATTCTTCGAGTTCATATTCAGCCATGTCGGCCGGTGTCCAATGGAACACCAGCGCGATATCGGCCATGGCCTCGTCTACGCTTCGAGGGTAGCCAGTTTGGCCTTTTTGATAAAAAAACTGGCAGTCTCAGTGCCTAGTTCCACTAGATCGGCGGGGTCTAGTTCGGATACCTCGGCCTCGGTGAGCGATGGAACGGTGATGCGCGGCAACAGCTTATGCATTGCGTTAATGTCTAGGCTTAACACGTCTTGCAGGTTCAGACCGCGCAGCTCGCCAGAGCGGGGTCGGCGTACTTGCAACTCGCTGATTGTGTGTTTGCCCCGCACGATAGGTACGTCTAAAACGACTGTGGTGCGTTCTGAATTTGTTGTCGTTGGTTTTTCAGTTTCAGTGGTCATGTGGTGCGTCCCTTTAAAAAAATAGAAGATAAAAAACAGCAAAAAATGGGCGGAAGGCTCCGCCCAAAGCGCTGCTTGGTGCTCTTTTAATCGTATGTGTTTACACGCCGATCGCTTTGCGGTGATCAGCCAACAAATCGACGCCGTTCACTTTTTCGATCATGTTGATGATGTCGATTTCGATAATATCTTCGTTATCTACCGTTAGGCGGTAGTAGCTCAGCTCGATAACGGCTTTGTGAGCGGTGTTATCGCCTGTTTTAGCCGTGGCCATGTCGAGTTCGCTGTGGCGCCCGCGCGTGGTGACTTCTACGGCTGAGATAGTGCCGGTATCTTCACGCTGATAAGAGCCAGCAAAACGCGCCAGTACACCATCGTGCGTGGCGGTACCAAAGGTTTTGAGTACGTCTAGGCTAATGCCGCCGAGTGTGTACTCCATTGATAGGGCTTCCATGCCATGATCGACTTTGATGGGGGCGTTCATACCGCCGGCGCGGTAGTCTTCCATTTGGCGTGTAAGCTTGGGCAGCACGACTTCATCGACTTGGCCGAGGTAGCTGATACCGTCTAGAAAGAGGTTCATGTGTTTAAGTTTGCGTGGCATTGCCATAGTTCAGCTCCTTATTCGGCGGCGATTTGCGCGGCAAAATCGACTAGGTAGGTATCCGTAATGCGCTGCTGGAACAGAAGGTTCTCTAGCGGTGGCACGGGCGTGTAGTTGTAGTCGATGTACAGTTTGCCAGCCTTTAGCGTAGTTTCTGTGTTGACGGTATCGTCAAACCACGCGGTGGCGTCGATGATGTATCCGTTGGCTTTTAGCTCACGGAACTTGGCGTTAATGCCTTCGATGATGTCTTTTACTAGCGATGCATGCATGGGCTTATCGATAGCCCACATGTGAGCGTCTGCTATGGTGTCGGCCAATACTTGCGCGGTACGCGTGTAGTTTTCGAAGGCGAATAGCGGATCTTCTGAACACGTACGTGAACCCCAGAAGCGAAAGCCGCTGCGCTGGACTAGGGTGGTCACTTCGTGTTCGTTTAAATAGCCTGCATCGGTTGCTGGGTTTTGTAGATCCCAGTACACGTCTTTACTGATACCCGTTACGCCGCCCACCGCGACGTTGGATAGTGTTTTGTGCCAGCCGGTTTCTTCATCTAGTTTTGCGCGCATGCCTAGTGCTCGCGCTGTAGCCCATAGTGTAGTGGTAGTGTTTGCTTCGGTATCCCAGCCTAAAAAGTCGGGCCAGATCACCATGCATTCGCGGGCTCCAAAGTTGTCGCGGTAGGTGACGGCTTCTTCTTTGGTTGCACAGCCCCAAGCACTGATATACGCAAACGCGCGCAGCGCTTGGGCAATGGTAATCAGTTCGGCTGATACGGCCTGCGCATCTAAACCGGGTACGCCTAAAATGCGGGGCTTAACGCCCAACTGACCTTCGGCGGCTAATAAAGCTTGCATGCCTGTGTACTGGCCGCTGGCGGTTACACCACCGATGAGGTTACTGGTTGTATCGGCATCGTCGGCCCCTTCGGGTACACGTACTACAACAATCACGGGCTTGGTTTGGTCTTTAATGGCATCTAAGCTGCGCGCCAATGTACCCAGTACACCGGCTTGGCCGATGGCTTCTAATACGTTAGTGACCAGGACGGGTTTGTTTTCAGGGAAATACGTGGTGTCGGCATCTTCAGCGGTCGCGACTAATCCGATCACCGCCGTGGACACGGTGCGGATTGGGCGGGTGCCTTCGCTAATTTCGATGACGCGCACACCATGATGGTAATCAGTAGCCATGGGAACTCCTGCAGCTGTTGGGTTAGGCGGTCTGGTTTATACAGAGTGTGCCTTGCAGGGGTACGCGAGTGCAGTAGTTGCCGGTGTAAATACCGGCGTTACATAGAATGTTAACGGGTTATGTGACCCTGTTTATTTTCTGAACCTACCATATACTTTTGCCACAATATCGTCATCACCGTGGCCAGCTAAATACATAATTTTTTTGTTGCTACTGCCCACGTTAAACGCTATCTCGGTGGCGGAGCTGGTTGTCATTATATTGCGATTAAATGGCGCCGTGTCATCAGGAACAAACGCATCGGTTAGAAATAAGTGATGCGAATGTACTGAATTTGAAATAGTGGCTGAGCCAGTTACGACGATCAGCTCCTCAAATAAATTCCATGCCTCACTGAGTGTGTTTGCTCCATTAACAAAGTTACCTGATTTGAGTAGTACTGGTGTTCGCGAACTTTTAAGCTGGCTTTCGTTAATGCGATTGTTTGCATTGTCATTCGCTGCTTTAACAGCACTAGCTGTGGCGGCCAATGACGTACTTGTGCTGCCGGTACTGCTTGTTAGTTGAACTAAACCAATACGAGATGTCGACGCTGTTTTTGCATGTAAAGCAGCAGAGGTTATGGCACGAATGGTGTCTGTGCCCGTTATCGCTTCAGTGCTGGTTGCTAATTCTACAATACCGCGTGCACTGGTGCTGGCATGGTCAATGGCGTGGGTATGGCTGCTTGCACTAACGCTGTTGGTGCTGGCGTCGGTGATTTGACCAGGAGTTCCGAGTGAAATAGAGCGATTAGCTGATAAATTGCCACCACCAGTTAATCCATTACCCGCCGAAATAGAACGCCCAGAGGGTACTCGCCCATTTGCATTATCGTTAGCGGCTTTTACTGCACTGGATGTGGCGGCAACTGAGGTACTGGTACTGCCTGTGCTGGTGCTGAGTTGCACAATACCGCGTGCACTGGTGCTAGCATGATCTACAGCATGAGTATGGCCGCTGGTACTGACACTGTTGGTGCTGGCATCAGTGATAGTTTCAGGCGTACCCAAAGAGATCGTGCGGTTAGTGGTTAGGTTTCCGCCACCACTCAGGCCGTTACCAGCACTGACAGTTCGTGATGATGGAGCACGTGTATTGGCATTATCGTTTGCAGATTTTACGGCCGCAGCTGTTGCAGCTTGGTTAGTGAGTGTACTACTTACGGTATTTGCTAACTGAACAATCCCCCGTTTGGATGTGCTGGCTTCATCTATCAAATGACTGTGCCCTGTGCTGCTAACGCTATTGGTGCTGGCATCAGTGATAGTTTCAGGTGTGCCCAAAGTGATAGTGCGGTTAGTGGTTAGGCTTCCGCCACCACTCAGGCCGTTACCAGCAATGACAGTTCGTGATGATGGAGCGCGTGTATTGGCATTATCGTTAGCGGACTTAACCGCGCCCGCTGTAGCAGCCACTGATGTGCTCGAATTGTTTGTACTATTGCTGAGCTGTACTAAACCACGGCGTGTGCCGGTGGCCGTTAAACTCGCTAACCCAGCGGATGTTACGGCTCGTTGATCATCATCGCCCGCGATCGTTTCTGCACTGGTAGCTAGTTCTACAATCCCCGCTACAGTTGTGGTGGCCGGTGGCGCCACAAAGACGATGTCGCCAAAGGTAACGCTGGCAGCATCGAGTGTAGTGAGGATGATATCGATACCAAAAATGAGCGTGGCCGCTGCCGATTTTTGAACGATGGGATCACTGGTTTGCGAGTAGATAGCAAACAAGGTGCCGCTGTTGCTGAACAATCCCACTTCGCCCACGGTGTAATCGTCGGTGGTTGAGTCTTGACCCACGACATGGATCGTATCGTCTGATACAGCGGATCCGCCGGTTATGGCCACGCGCTTGGCTTCGGCTTGGAGCGTAGTGGCATTGGCCGCTGGATTGTATTGCGCGGTACCAAACGCCATGTGGGTGATCTGGACAGGGCCGGTACCAGTGTTTTGTGCGTTGATAACCTCGGCACGGCCAGCGTCGGTAATGGTAACGATGAGTGTCATTTTGGTGTGCTCCTAACCTTCGGTCGTGTGTAAACGGCGGTAAACCACGGGACGTGCTGCGCCAAATAGCGCCATGGATCCGGTAGCGGATAGCCCTGCATTAAGTACAAAGTGGGCGCGCACGGGTTTAACGCGGTTGATTTCATTAACAATGTCTTGTTGAAGTGCGGCATTACCGGCTGCCTCCCCACCGCTAACCATGGCTAGCTCGAATGTGTGGGGCGTGCCTTTGGGTGATTTTTCCCACCATTCCGTGACTGATACACTCGCCCCAAATGCCTCGACCGCTGTTTTAACCGCAAAGGCCGTGCCTTTAGTTCGCTGTACAGCAATGGCTTTGCGGATCTGTTGTCGCTTAATAGCCTCGCTCCAGTAAGGCTTCCAGTTATCCATACTCAGCGCCCAGGCTAAGTATGGCAGCAGGTGAGCAGGGCAGGTATCGGGGTTCCAGAGCGTGCGCATAGGCACGGGCAAATTGGCCGCGCGTTCAGAGGCCGATTCTATTGTGCGTTCTAAAGCGGTTGCATTGGGGGGTAACAGGCTGTTGTTAATTGGGTTTACGTTACTCATCATAACCACCGTTGGTGATGCTGATGGCCGTGCAATACGCGGCGCTGGTGCTGTTTACACTAATATCGCCTGAGGGGCTGGCTAGCTCTACCCGTTGCACACCCGGTTGATGAAGCGCCGCATAAATGCCTGATAACGTGACATCTTGCCCAATACCCCGCTGGGCGCTGACGTAGGTTTCGATGGCGGCTGTCGCGGCATCTTGTACTAAGCTTGCATCCGGGCCGCTGTAAAAATACAGCGTGGCAGTGATGCTGTAATTGATAATGGTGGCGCTCTGGACGGTGACGTTATCAGTTAACGGTCGCACGTCATCGGCGCTCAAAACGGTATTAACTGTACTTAACAACCCCGCATTGGCAGAACCATTGCCCGTGCGTGATAGCACTGTGACCACTACATCGCCGGGGGTGGGGCTGGTTGCGCCGGCATCCAGCACATCGGCATCGGCACTCAGCGCGTGGTAAATGTATGCGCCTTCAGGGCCTGCGGTGCTAAACCCTTCTAGTGATAATTGTATGCGACGGCGGTAGTCACTGTCAGCCTCGTAAACCGCATCGATCGGCGGAATGGCATTGGTATCAGCGACGCTTACTAAGAGACGGCTTACACCAAATAACGCGCCTAAGTGGTCCAGATCGGCACCGGTTGCAAATGCGAGCATGACGGATTTACTCGCCTCGTTGATGCGCTGTCGCAAAATTAACTCCCGATACGCGAACACCTGCAGCAAGATGGTCAGAGGCTCGGTTTCTAAGCTTAATACATCGGCCAACGAGCTATCGCGTGCGATTAAATCGGCGGTTAACTCACTGAGGATGGTTTCGTAATCGAGCTGTTCTACCACCGTGGGGGCGGGTAGTTTATTCAGTTCTATAGCTGTAAATCCGCTCATGATGACCCCTGTTACAGTGTGGTTGTGGTGGTGAATGGCGTGGTTGTGCTGCCCGTCACTAGCGTGCCACTGATCTCGATAATGACACGGCCTGCTTGTTCGCCTGTTCCGGCCGCCATAAATTGCACACTGGATATGTTAAAGCGAGGCTCCCAGCGCATCACCGCGACGGCGGTTGCAGCATATAACCGCAGCAGGGTGGTGCTGTTGAGCGGCTGGTCGATTAGATCGGGAATGACGCTGCCAAAATCACGGCGCATTACACGTGAACGTAATGGGGTGGATATAATGGTATGTATAGATTGGCGGACGTGATCGGCCAATGTGGCGGCCTTTGTGCCGCTGGTGTTGATCATGCCGGACATTAGGCCACCGCCTGTTCAGCGTATATATGGCCGCTATCGACAATGCCGCCAGTGGTATCGAGCCAGCTGTTATCACTGAACGGCGCCGGTGCTGGGTTGTTGCTGGCGTAGCCGGGGTTGAGTGCGAAAATCTCTTGATCGGCCCAAATTTCCCCGAAATCGAGTACGCAACCGGTAACGCCTTCTAACCAACTGTTTTCGAATGCCATGCCTTACCTCCTGCTATCGAGCATTGCCAGTACTGCCGCCGCTATCGCCTTGGTGGGTATGGCTTTTTAGGCTAATACCATCGGCCGTGACATCACCATTGGTAATGTTGACGTTGCCGCTTATTGTTGCGCTGCTGCTAACGCCGCCACTGCCGGCCATACCCGCTTGATAGGTGAGCTTGCCTTTAACCAGTAACTGCCCAGTAACCGTAGTTTGTGGGCAATCGAGTGTGACTAAACTAGGGCTAATCACCGACACGTCACCCGCGCTATCGACTGTGGTATGGCTGCTGCTGCTATCGTGCTGAATAGTGGTGCCATCGTTAAAGCGGATCATATCAACCGCATGGTTTGTGCTGGGGCTGTTGAGGCTATTTGTATAGAGCATGCCAATGATTACAGCTTGCTCTACCTCGCCACCTTCGCACGCGAGTACCACTTGAGTACCCAACGCCAGCGGCCGCCAGCGGATAAAGTTGTTACCCACCTCAGCTGGCCACGGTAGCCAGTTCGTGAGCAAATCCCCACTTTGCACTCGTAATAGACGCGCAGCGTTGTTTACCTCGGCAATCGTGCCCAGGCGAATGATGTTTTGTAATCTGCGTAGAATTTCAGCGGTATTCATAGTGCTATAATGCAAAAACCGCCGTGGAATCCACAGCGGTTGGGTGTGTAGCGGGGGGATTTACAGGCGGGAATGGCTAACGGTTTTCACGCTCTGTGAATTCACTCTTTGATTATTTTTGTGATTAGATAGGCTGATGCAACTATGGAAATCAATGTGGCGCTTAGACCAATTAAAAGTAACCCGAAGTTACCAATAGCATCCCATCTCTTTGAATAGTCAAAAAATTGATATTGGTCAGGCCCAAGCGTCCAGTCAGTGGCAGTAAATAAGAAAATAAGAAAAGTAGCGAAACAAAATCCAAGGATTGTTATGTACTTCGCTGTATGGCTCATGGTTCAAATCCTTATGTAATATGTTTTAACTAATCTTAGTATTTTTTGGGGCTTTTTTTAATTGTTAATTAACTAAAGCTCTACATAGATAGCCATCTGGATTTTAGCTTCACCTAACCCAGACACACGTACTTCATTGTGTGTCTGGGTTACTTCTACTTCTATTTGGTTGCTGGACATAAACTGGTCTCTGTTTATGCCGTACTGCGCGGCTCGGCTTAAAAAATTTCTTTGAGCTTTTTGGCAACAATTGGAGCCACATACTCAACCATAGCTTGTTCGCCTTCTTCAGACGGGTGGAGGTTGTCACGATATAAGCTAGGAGTCTGATCTTGACCGCCTAGTAGAATTGGCCACATATCTAACGCCGGTTTCCCTGTGGTGGCGTCCCACCAATTTGGGGTCAGTTCTTGAGCAACTGAGTAGATATGTTCAGTGTTTAAACTTGCATCAGGGTCTCCTGCGGTGGAAGTCACAGTGGAGGTTTTAGTCATAACTCCGCACTCAAAGCCCGCTGCGTGAACTAGCGACACGCAATTACGGAGTGAGGTCTCGAAGGCGTCGAAGCCGTTACCATCTTGGTTGGCACCCGCCATAATTAACACTAGTACTCGCTCCACGCCTTGATACTCTGTTAGTAACGCAGGTAGTCTACTTTCCATTTGTTGTACTGTATTGCCTCCGATCCCTTTGTTAACCACATCAACCTTAAGCCCGTAAGCATCCTCTATAATACTACTGTAAGTACCTTGGTTCTGATGTATCATATAGTTAGTAATGGAGTCTCCTACATGGATAACAGTGTAAGTATCCCGAGGGTCTTCTAGGTCAAGTTTGGGTGTTATTGTGACACTGTCGATAAATCCTTCAGCAGCGCCATTTGTTTTCTGCAAGTAATATCTGCGATTACCTGGTTGGTCTGTTATGGTGGTTCCGCTAGTAACACCAGAGGCTACAGTCCTTATCGCTGTACCCAATACAAGCCTTATTGCTTCCGTCAGCGGTTCTGAAATTACATAATCTACCCGTTGGTTAAATACACCATCGGTGCCGGACTCTGTTACACTGTTAGAGACACCGTATCTGACATCATTGTAGGAAGCTGCAGTGACATCCCAGTTTACCTCTCCCCAATAGGTTTGATCAGTCGCCTGTAACTCCCCATCTGCAACGTTGTATTCCATTCGCATGACGTTGAGTTCAGTAATCCCTACTGTAGACAAGTTGCCTAACGATCCTGAGTTCTCTAATACTGTGAGATCTCCGTTTTCGAAGGAGGGCTCTACATCTAGTAAATTGCCAGTAGAGTCTGTTAAAGACAGCGACAAAATACAACCGAGCAAAGTTTTCTCGTATGTTCCGTCGTTATTAAAACTTGCAAGTGTATCAATTGGTAGATTCGCTTTAGGAACTGTAAACGTTTCTGACCTTCCTGCACTTTTCAGGGTGAGTACATCACCTACCCTAGATATGTAGCTCTTATGAGCTACACGATCTACGAGCTGAACAGAGGCAGTACATTGGGTCAGCACCCCTGCAACGTTGTGAACGTATTCTAGATAGCCATCACTGTTAACCCACAGTCTGAAATAATTGTCTACATCAGTAAAACCGGAGATGATAGTGTCGCCACCAGTGGACATAAGGTATACGTCAAGAAAGAAGTCACCTACCACCTCTCCTTGTGCAGCTAGCAAGTACTTCTGCCCCAGTCCAGAGAAAAGACCAACTACATTTCTGTTAGCAATAGATGGAGGGATTACAATTAGACTATCAGACCAGTTCGCAGGTGTACCGTCTACAAGTCCACGCAGTTGCACTGCGTGCCCTGTATCTTTTATGAGCGGTATTGTTAGCGGAGATGTACATGGAGCAGCTTCGCCGCTATTTATACGGTACTCATAGCTGTCAAACACAGTGTCAGCTGAGACTGATATAGTCGCTGTTGATGTATCTAGTTCCTCCATCGACACTGTGTACACTGCTGTAATCTCAGAACTAGCTGTAGTAGCCATCGTCACACTGAATGCTGTGCTCGATGATGTTTGCCCGTTTACTGTCTGTGTATACGAGATGTTGACGATAGACTCAGCGGCTTGGCCTGTGATCTGGTACGTTGAACCTGTGATCGTCGTCGTTACACCGCCTGCAGTGACGTTAATCGCTGCACTACTAATCAGGCCAGAGAACGACAGGTCTATTGTGGTGTCAGTCACGCCAACTACTGAATGGGTGACGTTAGGTACAGCCGGTGCGGTGATGCTAATCACATTACTGGCTACGGATTTAATAGCGCCCTGCACTGCATAGATGTGTAGTTCGTGTGTGGTTTCTGGCACCAATACCAGATCAGTGCTGGTGAGTGTTGAATTGCCTATTTTGCTGCCGTTGTCCCATATCTCGAAATTGACGGTACTGTCGGGATCGGTCCATGACAGGCTGACGCTATTAAAGAGTAGATCTGTGTAACTCAGTACCGGCGCGGCCGGTAGTGAAGGGGGGGCTTCGCCGTTTTCTAAAGCCTCAACGCGCGCGAGAAGGTGCTCAAGTGTTGTGCCTGAGTCAGTGAATACGGTCGAGTGTAGTTCGTTTACGGCATCGACCAGATCTTTACCGGTGCTGACGTGAACTCCGGCGGCGATGGCGGCTTCTTTGGTATAGAGACGGGGCATGGATTGCTCCTGCTAATTAATCGGTATTCATACCGCCATAATGCAGGGGCTGGGGTGGGTTCCACAGTGGGCGTGTGTGTAGACCGCCGTTTTACATGGGCGTTAATTGCCGAGGTGGGCGAGTAAGGCGTCCATGATCATATTTTTATCGGCATCGCTAAAGCCTAGTAGTTGGCGTTGTTCGTAAGTGACTTCGGGGCCACCTTTTCGCACGCGATCGCGTAGGCCTTCTTGGTGAACGCGGGCGCTGCGGGCGATGCGGCTGTAAAAACCCACGGTTACATCGTTCGCGTTGGCACGTTGTTTTAAATATTTGGCGGTGCGCAGTTTAGCAAACATGGCGCGGCGTTTAATACGGCCCTGCTGTTGTTGGAATTTACGTGGCGCGAAGTCGCTGCCATCGGGGTTTTGTTGGTCTTTGATGCGTTGTTGTTGGCTGCGGCGAAGGTCTCGGGCAATGGTACGCGCTAAGCTGGCCCGTTCGCCGCTGCTGAGTTTGCCGAGCAGCGGGGTGGCCCAGTTGTTGAGTAATTGTAGGTCGTCCATTATCCGTTTCCGCTCTCTATATCACTAGCGCTATCGGCATAGCCGCGTGTCATTAAAAATCCATCAGCATACAAGGCTTTAAAGAGTGACGGGTCCGGCAGCAGGTATTCTGGCTGGGGCTCGTCTATATGAATCGCGCTGTAGTGCGTGGCATCGGTGGTATTGACCAGTACACCTTCAGACAGTGGCAGAGTTATCGACAGATCGATTTTGTTGTTGCTGATGATATCCGCTTCGAATTGGATGGCTGTGGGCTGCAAATCGATTTGGTGTGTGCGTACCCATGCTAGCAATGGCGCAATGATACAGTCGGGGTGGCTGCTTAAATCGGTCACGATGACATTGAGGGTGTATTCGTATTGGTAATGCAAACTGGTTTGCGGGCGGCAGCTGATGGTACCGGTGTTGATGTAGATTTGAAGACAGTCGGGGTTGCTGGTTAAGTGCGGGTTGCTCTGGAGTAGATACGCGCGCAGCGCTTGGGGCTTTTTCATGGTGTGTTTTTCCTGAGCGTTGTTTGAGTTGAATGTTTTGCAATTGACATTGATAGATGGCGTCTACTTGAGCGGCGCAGGCGGCCCAATCATTCTCGATTTGTTCTTGATCAGTTATCAGATCCCCGTTCAGTTCCGGCGCTGTTGGGCTGAGTGTGCAAGGTGTTACGAGCGGACAGGTACTGTCGATATTGATCAGCACCGGTGATAGCGGGGCGCTGGCGCAGCCGCTTAACCACGTTAGGCAACTGAGTAGCAGCCCAATTTTTATAGTCGTCGTTTTCACGTTGTAATCTCCTGATGGTGTTTTTTGATTGGTTAATGGTGGCGATTAGTGCCGATTGTTGCTGTTGCAGATGTTGTTGCGCCATGACGCGATCGTTGGCGGCTTTGGCAATCGCGGTAACGGCGGTTTGGTACGCGGTGAGCTGCTCGGTTTGCTGACCTGTTTTTGTTTGTAAATCCAATATGATGTTGTATTGCCAGACGCTTATCCCAACAAAGGAGAGCAGTAATAGAGCAAACGGGGCGAGCAGGCGTAGGCTCATGCGGTGGCCTGCTGATCGGCTAATGCGGCGGTGTACGCGGTGGCTAATCGGGTGTCGTATTTGTTGTTGCGGTAGCCGGGGCCGTTGTAGCCTTTGGCGAATGCGGCCCATTCCTGTTTTTGCAATGCGATTTTTAATACAGGATCGGCATTTACAAAGCGCACAAACGCATCCAGCTGATGGCCTTCACTCATTTCCATTTGCGAGACAAAATCAGTAATGCTTGTGTAACCCAAGCGCTTCCAGTGATAGCCCATAATCTGAAACATGCCCCAGCTGCACGATTCTAGCGCGCTGGTTGCGTGTATTTTTTGGGCCTCAGTTAAACGAATCCATTCACCAGCCCCGCCTGTGTAGCCGCCTGCGTCGCGGTTGACTAGGTTGCTGTGTTTTTGTTCGTGATATTTAAGTTGCGAGTTGGTAATGCCGTGGACGAGCAGACGGCGGCGCATGACGTGGCGCTCGTATAATATTTTGGGGCGACCGGCATTATCAAAACCGCTGTGTTTGCTCTCGATGCGGCGCACGGCGGCAATGGTGGCTAGATCCACACCCAGCGCGCTAGCGGCGATGGTTAAATTGGACTCACTGAGCAGATGGCTGGTATCGCGTTTAAGCAGGGCGGACATCGTTTTTGGCCCAACAATCGCATCGATCACGAGGTTGGCCGCCGCTTGTAAATCCATGACAGCGCGGGCGGTGGCGTTATCAAACGTGCCGTGTTCGTAAGTATCGACGGCTAAATACTTTGCATTTAGCAAACGCGCTTGCAGCAGGGCGACATCGTTACCGGTGTTACCTGTTTTTAGGATCATGATTTAACCTCCGATAAGATGGTTTTGCCGGTGCGTATAATGGCGGCGACGTTACCGCGGGCATAAAAAACCAGTGCCGCGATAAAACACAGCAGCAGTACGCCCGCAGGGTGCAAGCTGGCGGCAGTGATGCGGCCGGTTAGTAGCGCGAGGGTGAGTGCACCAGTAATAACGATAACCGCGTAGGCGACGGCACTAATGCCGCGTTTAAAGGTGCTGCCCTTGCGTTGGTAAAACATAAGCCGCGCGCAGGTGGCGGCGCTGACAGCACAGACCAGCACATCGACAATGTTCATTTTTTGAATCCTTTAATTAAGTTGCTGATGTCCAGCCCTTCCGCGTGTTTAAGAATGGGCTGGCTGAGGGTGACGCACAGCAGGCCGCCTAAGAATCCGGCAACACCGCTTTCTTGTATAAAAGTATTGCTGGTGATTTCTGGGGCTAGCATGTAACCCACGGCTAGGCTGATGATTAAGTACAGCAGACGCATCCAGATGCTGACCTCGCGTGCTGATAAGACGAATAATGTTGCACCCGCAAACGCACCAATTAACGCGTTGGCATCTACATCCAGCAATAAGCTGGCGGTGCCCACGGTGGCGGTGGCGGCGACGGCGACTACGGTGGTGCTCGGTTCGGCCATTGTTTTAATCCCAAAGACTGACGCGCGTTTGCGCGGGTGTGGTGGTGAGTTCAATGCTGGGCAGTGTGATAAGCGTGCCCAACGGTAAATAGGGGCCAAGTTCGCATAGCCCAGCATTGGCGTTGTAGACCGCCTCGGTCACGATGGCGGTGCGGCCATAATGGCGTTGGCAAATTAAATCGACCGTGTCGCCCTGTTGGCTTCGGTGCTGGGTGGCCATTAGATCAACTCAACCGTGGTGCGTTGGGCACCAATAATGGCGCGGATAGCGATTAACGCGTTGCGGCGATAATGGCCCACGGTTTCGTCGAGCTCGTCCGCACGTTGACTGCCGGTTAGGGTGCTGTCGTAGTCACGATATTGCTCGGTTAAGTCAGCTTTGGCGTAGTTAAAAACAGCGCGCTCGTATAGCCCTAGGTTGATACTGGTACCGCCCACTTCTTCAGCGGGTACACCATTAAGCGTGGGATACCCTTTTTCTCTTTGAGTACGTGCCCACAAGGCTAGATCGCTGTTGACTTCGATAATGGCGTTAGTGAGGGCGTGTTTTGCACGCGACGGGGTGATGCTGTCGTTTAAGCGAACGGCCTCACGAAAGCGAGTAACGGATACCGCCGGGTAAAACTCAAAATTTGTGATGTCCGGCTCGACCGGTGTGGGTGTGTTGGCGATAAACGCTGACATAGTTCACCTCGTTTTGTTAAGCACCCGCGTAGGTTGAGCGGTGGTCGGTGGTGTTGCTGTTCAGATTCCGTTGCCGGGGCTGCAGCTAACCACCGAGCCGCTCAGGTGCGAGGGACGCTCGGTTAAGCGGCTGAGTCTGGGAACTCGGCGGCTAGGTTCTTTAATTGCCGTTCTAGTTTTTCAATCGGTTTTTTGACGCCGGCACGCTCATCCAAACTGAGTGCCGTGCGTAGGTGATTGAGCGCTGTTTCTGGTTGCTGAGCTTGCAGTGCTTCGTCTAAACCCAGTGCTTTGTGTAGTTTTGCGCGTACCTGGTCGGGCATGTCTTGTGCAGCGGTGAGCTGCTCGGTTGCCAGCAGTGTGGCCAGTGGTAGCGAGCTTTTTAGCGCGGCATCTGCGATTTCTTCGGCTATCACGCAAGCGGTGCTGCGCTGGAACTGGTCGGGCATGGTTAAGCCGTGGCGAATAGCGTAGGTTGCCATTTCTAGCGCTTGGCCGTAGTGGCCCGCATCGATGGTCCACAACATGGTGGTCATGAATACATCATCGGCCGCGCCTGAATCGGCTGCGATTACACCTTCGATATACGGGCGGTATTCGGGTAGCAGTTCTTCTTTTCGAGCGCACTTGCTCACAATGCTTTGAATCGCTTTAAGTTGCTGCTTGTGCTCGTAGAGCTGCGCGAGCATGAGTTCGTATTGTGATGCGTCGGGGCGAATCCCTGACTCGGCAGCGGCGGTCGCTTCTTGTTCGGCTTTTATGCGCATCATGTGTTTGCGGGCTGGTGATAACATGTGATTTGTCCCTCAAATCGGTGAGTGGCCCCGCCTGTTGTAGCGCGGGGTTTTCTGCAGGCTTAGGCTAGTGTGATGTTCTCGATCAAACAGCCACAGCCGTAGTCTTCGATGCCAAACCAGTCGTTGGATGATTCGTAGTTTTCGATGCGGTCGCGTTTTGGGTTGTCCATGATGTGACGGCGGCGCGTGCCTTCTTGGTAGTACATAGATAGGTTGTCCAGGCGAGTGATCATGATTTTGCCCGCTGGGACAAACGGCACACGAACTGCTGGCAGTCCGCCCACGCGTTTTTGGCTGATGATCATATCCGTGGCCATCATTTCGCTAGCCGGTTGCGCTTGGTTAACCAATGGGAAATATTTATCGTGCAGTAGGTCACGGCCCATGATGGCAACCAATGATGTATCTTCTTGGTACCACGGCTCAATTAAGTTGCTGACGGCATCCATGACAAGTGCATCTAGGTTTTCGTAGTCTTTACCGGCACCAATTTCTACTTTATTGCTGGATGCAACGACCTCAGATAATACGCGCGCAGGTGAATCTTGGCGGTAGCGCTCTAACCAACCGATATTCACATCTTGTAACAGTGGATTAGCACCAATATCTGAATCAACCGCGTAACTGGTACCATTAAATGCAATCGTGATGCGGTCCAGTGCTTGGCGACGGATAATCGCGTTACGTAGTCGCGCTTGGAAGTCGGGGAACTTGGCCCACATATCAATTGTTGCGTAACGAATGTGTGTGTCGCTGTTGTTTTGGCGGCAGTAGTAATCGTTGCTATCCAGTGTTAATGGGTCTTTTGTTTGACGATCACCGGCCGTAGTATCGGTGTTGCTGGCGATAGGGCCGCCCACCCCTAGGCCCAGCTTTTGTCCTTGCTGTTCTGTTACGCCAATGATGTTGATTTTGTTTAAAAACTCGCTGGATTCCTGCATTTTGGTTTCGAGCGTTTGTTGTACTGTAGGCGCGACGGCAAATTTAACCGTTGCATCGTCTACGCCGTTCAGCTGTGCGATCTGCTGCGCGTAGGCGTTAAATAGTTTGCGTGTTTCGTTTCTCATGGTGGAGCTCCGTTTATCTGATCCGGTTGTGTTCTCGTTGTGCGGGCTGGGTTAGCAGTCCGTTAGCACGACGTTATCCCCACCGGCAGCCGGAGGGCGTTTTTTAAAATTAGGCATGGTACTCAGCGTGGCGGTTAAATCGGATACTTGTTTTTTAAAGCCTTCCACTTCAGCTAATAGCGCGGTGTATTGCTCGGAATCTGTGTTATCGCTGTTATCTAACGCATCAATGCGGTCATTGATGGCAACCATTTCGGTACCGAGCAGCTCGACGGCTTGCGTGTAATCCTGCTGGCTTTGGTCCACTTTTTTGTCCTGTTTCTTGAACATGTCTTTTAACTTATCCATGAGCGGTGTTTCGTCGGTAAACTCCAACTGGGCTTCAACCGATGCCGAGAACAAGTTTTCGGCTTTTTGCTTGCGCTCGGTCAGTGGGTTAACCGTGGCTTTGGCTGCAAATTCCAACATTTCGGTACCCAGGGACGCGGGTGAATCCGTTACCGCTAACCCCACCAAATACGCTTGGCCAGATCCTGCAAAGTCGGGGTCGACTTCCATGGAAGTGAATACTTTTTGGCGTTTTTTGTTGAGTGCGACTAATTCTGGTGTTGGGGCGAGCTGTGCAAATAGGGCTGCTTTTTGCTCGCCATCGATCTCGACTTCGCCTTTTGTTAGGGCGACTACGTCACCAAATGAGCCAAATACTGATTCGGGCATGATGCCGCGCAAGTGCTCGCAGTTGATGCGGGCGGTGTATTTTTCCGGGCTGTAGGTTGCCGCCATCTGTTCGATCCATTCAGGTGTAATGGTTCGGCCATCGGTTGTGGCACCGGCCACGGCGATCCGGAAGGGTTTTGACTTGAGCTTCATTCCGTCTGTCCTCTGTTGCTCTGGCGGCTGGTTTGCCGGTTGTTCATCTGTGTGTTCGTTTCTGTGATGCTCATAGTTGACGCTGGGAGGGTTAGTCGCAACGCGGTGCCGGTGTAAGTGCGCGCGTTACATGTGACATCTACATAAAAGGAGGGAATACACGGCTAATCTGGCCGCATGAATGCAATCACTGAACTACATGACGAGCCACTTGACGATCAAGTGGACGAGCAGCCCGCTGATCTCGATACGCGACGACAAGCCAAGTTTTTATATTGGCAAGGGTTTCGTATTGCTCGGATTGCAGAGCTGTTAGGTGAAAAACGCGCGACGATCGACAGCTGGAAACGCAGAGATAAGTGGGACGATGCTGCACCGATTGAACGTGCAGAGTATGTATTGGAGGCACGGTTAACCCAGTTGATTTTGAAGGATCCGAAAGAGGGAAAGGATTTTAAAGAGATCGATTTGTTGGGGCGGCAAATGGAGCGTTTTGCGCGCGTGCGACGTTACGAGAGGCCGGGCGGCCATGAGGGAGATTTAAATCCGAAGGTTGCGAACCGTAACGCGGGGCCAAAACGTAAGCCGGTTAAAAACGATTACAGCGATGAGCAGGCCGAGAAATTCCGCGAACGGTTTATGGATGAGCTGTTCGGGTACCAAAAAGACTGGTACCGAGCGGGCGTGCTGCATCGGATCCGCAATTTGCTGAAAAGCCGCCAGATCGGTGCGACCTATTATTTTGCGCGTGAGGCGTTTTTGGATGCGGTGGAAACAGGCCGTAATCAGATTTTTTTGAGTGCATCCAAGGCGCAGGCGCATGTGTTTAAGCAGTACATTTTGAGCTATGCCCAGGATGCAGCCGAGGTTGAGTTGACGGGCGATCCGATTGTGTTGCCGAACCAAGCAACGCTGTATTTCTTGGGCACCAATGCACGCACGGCACAGAGTTACCACGGCAATCTGTACTTTGACGAATATTTTTGGACGCACAAGTTCCAGGAGCTTCGCAAAGTGGCGAGCGGTATGGCGATGCACAAAAAATGGCGCCAAACGTATTTTAGTACGCCATCGGCTCTGAGCCATGAAGCCTACCCGTATTGGGCGGGCCATCTGTTTAATCGTGGGAAGAAAAAAGCCGATCGAATTGATCTTGATATCAGTCATTCATCACTAGCCGGTGGGCGATTGTGTGAGGATGGCCAGTGGCGGCAGATCGTGACGGTTGAAGATGCGCTGGCGCAGGGCTGTGATCTGTTCGACTTAAATCAGTTGAGATTGGAATACAGCGAGGATGAATACCGAAATCTGTTGATGTGTGAGTTTGTAGACGATCAGCAGAGCATTTTCGGGTTGAACATGCTGCAAAGTTGCATGGTTGATAGCTGGGAAGTATGGGGTGATTTTTACAAGCCGTTTGCGATGCGCCCGGTTGGGCAACGCACGGTTTGGGTAGGGTACGACCCCAACGGTGAAACTGAGAATGGCGACAATGCGGGCTTAGTGGTGGTGCTACCGGCCAATGGCCCTAAAAACAAACACCGTATTTTAGAAAAACACCAGATACGCGGGTTGGATTATGAAGCGCAGGCGGAATTGATCCGCAAAATTACCCAGCGCTATACGGTGGGCCACATTGGAATCGATACCACGGGCATTGGCTCGGCTGTATACCAACTGGTTCGAAAGTTTTACCCAGCTGCTGTGCAATACCAATACACGCCAGAAGTAAAAAGCCAGCTGGTGATGAAGACCTACAACATTATTAGCAAAGGCCGGTTGGAATTTGATGCCGGCGCGACTGATATCGCACAGAGTTTTATGAGTATTCGTAAAACCACAACTGGCAGCGGCCGGCAAATGACTTTTATTGCTGGACGCAGCGGGGCGGTCGGGCATGCCGATTTAGCCTGGGCAACTATGCACGCACTTGATAAAGAACCGCTCGACGGTGGCACGTCCGGATCCGGCGGCGGTTCGATGGAGATATTTTAAATGAACACTGAATTAGCAACTGTGGACCAAGCCGCAACGGATCGTATCGAAGCATTTACGTTTGGGGAACCTACGCCGGTGCTTGACCGCCGCCAGATCATGGAATATCTGGAGTGTGTGCAGATGGATAAATGGTACGACCCGCCGATCAGTTGGGAGGGCTTGAGCCGTTCGTTTAGAAGCGCACCGCATCACAGCAGCCCTATCTATTTTAAAGCGAACGTGATCACCAGCTCGTTTGTCCCACATAAACTGTTAAGCCGGCAGACGTTCCGAAAATTTGTTTTAGATTATCTGGTATTTGGTAATAGCTACATAGAAGACCGCACCAGCATACTCAATCAGAAAATGCCTATGCAGCACGCGTTGGCTAAATACACCCGCCGCGGGGCTGATCTTGATAACTATTGGTTTGTTAAAAGCTGGCAAAACGAGCACGAATTTAAACCGGGTTCAGTATTCCATTTAATGGAGCCTGATATAAATCAGGAGGTGTACGGACTGCCGGAGTATTTAAGTTCGCTGAACAGCGCATGGTTAAATGAAGCCGCTACGCTGTTCCGCCGTAAATACTATGAAAATGGTAGCCATGCCGGTTTTATTTTGTACTTGAGCGATACCGCCCAAAGCCAGGATGATATCGATTCGGTTCGTCAGGCATTAAAAGATAGCAAAGGGCCGGGTAACTTTCGCAACCTATTTGTGCATGCACCCAACGGCAAAAAAGACGGCATTCAAATCATACCAATAAGCGAAGTGGCCGCAAAAGACGAAATGTTTAATATCAAATCAGTAACGCGCGACGATCTACTCGCTGCCCACCGCGTACCGCCCCAGCTGATGGGTATCATCCCCACCAACACCAGCGGATTCGGCGATACCAAAACCGCCGCCGAGGTATTTGCACGTAATGAACTGGATCCGCTGCAGAGCCGATTTAAAGAACTAAACGACTGGTTCGGTGACGAGGTTGTGCGGTTTGATAAGTATGTGATCGGGGGGGATGTAGCATGAGTAAATGGATTGGTGTTGATCTGGATGGAACGCTGGCCGAATACCACTGGCGCATGGGAAAAACAATTGGGGAACCGATACCGTCCATGCTGGAAATGGTTAAAGCCATGCTTTCATCAGGAATTGATGTTCGTATTTTTACAGCACGGGCTACAGATACAAATCAGCTGCCAGCGATTAAAAGTTGGCTAAACAGACATGGACTAGGCGCGTGCTCTATCACCAACATTAAAGACTTTGATTGCCACCTGATCATTGATGATCGGGCAGTTCGTGCAATCTGGAATGAAGGAGAACACTGTCATGGCTGCAAGGCTGAGGCGATAAGACGAATGAATCAATTAGGAATAAAAGGTTGGCCAAACACACACAAAACAGGAGGAGGCGTGTTTGTTATTTAATATAAATAAACCCGCATAAAAAAAGCCCCGCGAGGGGCTATTATCAACTGGCTTGCAGGAAGGGAAAATCCAGCTGTATCTCTTCTTGCTGGCCATGCCGCATAAAAAACTGCTTACCAAACTCAACTTTATTTAACGCCTGCGAATAACGCGACAACAGCGCCTGTAAATCTGGATCTTGTTTAATTTCTGCTAACAACGCTAAATCCTGTTTAATACGCGTAAACGCTTTGACTTCGGCTATATGAATAACCCCATGTTGCTGAATAATGCGATCGTTAATGAATGAATACATCGTGTTACCCTCTAATCTTGCAAGGTTGATGACGTACTTTTTTTGTAAGCTCCTTGCGAAGGACCTCATAAGTCGATTCTTCAAACTGTGGGTTGCCATAAACAATCAGCACGTTATCGGCACAATCTACATCACGAGAAACCACTCCAAATCGTTCGATAGTCATGTAAACATCTTGAAGATCATCATCTGTTATAGGCTCTCCCTGCTCTAGCTGCACGCGTAAGTTTCTAATACTCTTCATGGCCTGTACAAGCGAGCTGGAAAATATACTCATAGATCCAGGACCAAAAACACGTAGATCTTTAAAATCATTCGTTTCAACTACCACTTTCAT